ATCGATGTCGATGGCACGAACCCACCCTTGCTCATCTGGATTATGATCAGACTTGCGAGCAGCGTGTCGGGTATCACCGATCCAACCATCCGATGTGCGGTCACGATCTGGGAAGGAATCATCAATCTGCTCTCTTAACTGGGAAGCAGCTTTAGAAAGTTTTGGTTTCATCCAAGTAAGAGCTTGGCTTCATCTTCTGTGATGCCTAACTTCTCTAAAAGTGCAGCCTTTTTAGCAGTTTTAGTTAATTCTTGTTCGGCTTTCCAAGCATCAAATTGGGCAAAGCCTGCCTCAAATTGTGTTTTTGTGCAGCGTGGTCGTTCATCCACCCAAGTGATGCCATCAAAATCATCACCATAAATAATCCAACCGCCAGTTGGACACAACATACCTAAAACATCTGAACCATCAGCCATATTACGCTCCAATTTCCATTAAAATTATTGTGCTCTGCGATGACCCTGCTTGAACATAAACTTGCGCTGCATTTGTATTGTTACAATATTGAGTTTTGTAAGTCGTTGCACTTGTGGTATTGGGTGCATCCAGTAATTGATATATCAACGGCACTCCACCATTTATTACAGCAGTACCAGTATAAAGCGCAAATATTGAATTGCCTATTTGTGTTGCTCCGCGCAAGAGTTGTAATTTTAATTCATTACTTGAGTTACCGTTATCTTTTTGAGTTCCACCTTGCATTACAATTACCAAAATTTTACTTGTTGCTGCGCTCGGCGTAATAGTTGCAGATAATCCCGTATCGGCCATGACATTAGTAGAATTAGAAGTTTGTGTGGTTGTTGTTCCCTGAACAACCTGCAAAACTTTACCACCACCACCTGCCGCTGGAGTTGCCCAGCTTGGTAAACCTGCTGCAACAGTAAGCACCTGACCATTTGTACCTATACCTAAGCGAGCAGGTGTTGATCCACTTGATGAATAAATCGTGTCGCCTGTTGTAGTCATTGGGTTAGTCATGCCAGCTGAATCGGCAGACCAGACAAAGTCCATGTCTGTGTTGGAGTTCTTCTTTAGAACTTGACCCGAAGTACCACCTTTTAGATCAAGCAATGATGCATCGATCCCATCGCCCAAAGCTTCAATGGCGGTTGCACCATTTTTAACTAAGTCGCTGCTGGTCGGTACTGGCCATCCAAAATTGGGTGTTGTAGTTGCCATTAAGTTAAAGCTCCTGTCGCATTTGTCCATGTAAGTGTAGCATTTACACCAGTCCAGATTAGTGAGGCTGGCAATACTGTTTCCCACTGAGTAGTGCTGAGTGAGAAATCCGTTGCTGAGATGTAAAGGGTTATCTCTACAAAACTAGGAGTAGCGCGTAAGGCTACATTCTCCACAAAGCCATCGAATGAACCACCGAATAAGTTGCTTGGTAGGTTCTGGATTAGAACAGGCTCACCAAAGAACACCCCGATAAGGCTGTCAAGCATGGCTGTAGGGATGTCTGGATTGTCAAGTCTAAAGGTAATCGCGCCTAGTGAGCCTCTAGGGTTCTTGCGTAGATTTAACTCGCGTGAGGCAATGTCAGTGATGTCTGCAAGGTTCTTGATGTTAGAGTCGAATGATCGCTCAAAAAGGCCGTAAGAGGCTATAGAGTCGCTGTCAGAGGTACTGTAGGTTGATCCGTATCCTGTGGAGTAGCGATAGATAAGGCTGTTACGGATACGAGCAGTCTGAGTTGTGGACTTGATAGAGGTAGGTGTTGCATACGAGCCATCGAGGTTAGTAAAGCCATTTGCTGCAAGGTAGTTAGATCTGTGATCTGCATCGTCATAGGAAACATCTCCACTTTTCGTCTCGAAAATTTGGCCTAATGCGCTAGTAGCAATCTGATCTGCAAGCGTTTGAGACTTGGCAGAAGCACTAGCTGCAAGTGCGATCATTGTGTAAAAGCCAGAGTCAATAGTGCCGACGTAAGACTCAGCGTTATCCCATGTGACATCTGCTGGATAGGTCGCCCATGTGACTGTAGGAGTTACCTCAGCCCATGTCAGGTTAAGGGCAGAGCCTAGAATGGCTGCAATCTGTGCGCCATCTAAACCTTCTGCGAGGGCTGTGTTATAGACGACCTTTGTGAGTTTAGCCAGTGATCCGATGCCTAAGATCGTTCCAGTAGTGATGTAGCCAGTCTCGTCAGGGCTTCTGACTCCAATGTTGAAGTCTGATACTTCTCCACCAAAAACAGTGACATAAGTGCCACTGCCATTCTTTAGCTCTAAGGTAATTGGCTCTGTGACATTGATGGTGAAATCTGCCCCAGTAGTGTTGATGATCTCTACTTGGCAGTAACCTGCCGTAGCTTGTCGATCAATGTCTAAGCGACCAGAGGCAAAGGACACAGAGGTGACAGTCGTATAGACATCATCACCTACTGTAATTCGCCATTCTGGAAGCCATGTCATACTGCTAAGTAACCTCTAAGAGTTCCACGCTGTGCTGCATTAACAAGCACTTGATCAATAGCCTCAGCAATAGCGTTAGGGTCTCCCACGCCAGTATTTACAATGATGGTGTTGCCTGATCCGTACCCTGCACCTGAGTTCATGTTAGGGCTGTAGCCGCCTAGATCTCCCACAGACTTTTGATAATCAATCAATGACAGGAAGTCTGCATAGTTCTGCATGTCTAGCAAGTCTGCAAAAGCATTAGCTCTTGCATTTGCTGCGTCTGCGTATTCAAGCAAAGATTCCGTGGATGCTGCTAAAGCATCTGGCATAGACACAGGAGCGATGTAATCTCCTACTGGTATTCCAGAACCTAAAGAACTGGTTGCTGGAATTGCTGCTTTACTTTGTCCAGTAGCGGCTGCCAGCAAAGCCAGCATCTCTCGTATCTTAGCCAAAGCATCATCTAGATTCTTTTGACTAATTAGATCAACAGGCTTTAAGGAATCAAGAATAGACTTAATGTCCGACAGTTTTACGCTTTGACCAGTAAGTGCAGACAGTGATTTAAGGTCTGCATTAAGTTTGTTAGTTGCAGCCATAATGGCTGCCTCATCCTTAGAGGCAATGGCATCTTCTAAGTCAAGAATAGAACGCTTGACATTTAGGCGAGCCACATCATTGGCTACTTGTAACTGTTGTGCACTAGAAGTGGCTTTACCCAACGCTTCTGCCTGAGATGTAAGAGCTGCTGCGATCTGGATCTTGTCCATGTCAAAGACTTCTTCACCCTTATTAAGAGCAAGGTTAGCCTTGTCAATTACACCTTGTAGCTTCTTGGCTGTGTTCTGCTTATTAAGAAGAGCGAGTCTTTCTTTCTCGCGCTTGATTGCATCTTTTTCAAGTTTAGCCATCAACTCTTCTTGTTTTTTCTGAGTCAGCGTGAGCTTGACTTCTTCCTTCTTTTGAGGAATTACGACATTTCTGCCGATCTGTGCTCCAGCAAAACCAGAGAAAATGTTTCTTGGTAGGTTTTTAAGATTCTGAATTAAAGTCGGGATAACTCCAACAGTTCTGCCTGCTTGACGCGAGACATTAGCAAGTGCAGTTGCGATACTCTCGATCACATAGGCTGCATCGGATGCGTCAGTACCGCCACCTACTAAGGCAAAGGCATCAACTAAACCGCCACCGATAATCTCTGCGGCATTGGATGTCGCAACGCTTAAAACATCAAACTTGTAAGCAGTAGTGTCTAAGTAATCTTCAGCTGCTCCTGCTGAACGCTTTAGAATAACTCCAAGAATCTCATTAAATGACTTAGATGTAAGCTCTGCTCTAGTAAGGCCAGTATTGTATTTGGTAAGTCCTCGGGTGATACCCACATAACCTTTACCAAGATCCTCAGTAACAGTAGCTAGATCCACACCTGATGCGCGACTAATCGTAATTGCATCATTAAGAAGTTTCTGAGATTGAATTAACGATCCAGTAGTAGTTAATAAACCTTGAAAGGCTGGACGAAGAACATCGTCTGCAATAGCCGCTGACTTTTCTAGATTGGCAATGTATTCTGTAATTTGAGGATTAGCAAAGCCAATGCCTAAGTTTTCTACAGCTGTCGTTAATCGTCTGGCTGCTGCTTCATCTGCTGCAAAGGCTTTGACGGAAGCCTTGCCATAAGCAATGATGGCAGAAGTACCATAGGCAAGACCTACTGCACCTGCTAACTTTTTAACATTGCTAGTAAGTTTCTGTGTTGCTGTGTCTGCTTGCTTAAAAGCCTTATTGCCAGTGAACTCCGCTGCAATATCAATAACTACATTAGCCATGATTAGCCTCTCACTGTTGCTCGTTGATTCAGTTTAGTTGATGCTGTTGAAATAGCCTTTAGAACGCCTTCTCTAGCCTTGCCATTGTTTTCATCGTAAGCGCGATAAAGAACACGACCTTGCATGCGACCTTTGCCTCTAAGAGGTGCGCGTAACTTCCCATCTTGATTTAGAACAAATTGACTGTCTGGGCTCAATTTGCCCATTCTTTCGTAAATTGATCCTGCTCTACTTTTGTTAAAAACTTGTGCAAGAGCTCTAAATCCTCGGCGATTAGGCTTCGATGGAGATGTCTTATATCCAATGCCTGATTTTACAAGCGAAGGATTAAAGGTTGGAAATGTACCCTCAGACATTTGACGAGGTAACCATCCGCTCAATACTTCTCCGCGATCTGGCACATAACCTTTAGCCGATTTTGAGATCGGTGTAATGGCTGTCTTAATTTCCGTCTGAGTTGCTTTTGCTAAATCTGGAGTAAATTTACGAAGAGCCTTACGGAGTTCAACGCCGCCCTTTACGCTTGCTGGCATCGCTGGTCTCCTTTGCTTCATCTTTGAGACCTTGCACTAGAGCATCTAGCATGGTCTTATCTAAATCTAATAACTGCTGTGGCGCGATTCCCAACCTAATGCTTAGCCTAGCGATTAGATAGGTGAATGGAAGATCGCGCTTTAAGCTAAAGGGTCTGAATCAAGCACCTCGACACTTTTGAGTGTCTCGATGAAATCCATACCAAAAGGCTTAACAGACTCACCTGACCTGCGTGTTACTTCCCATGCCAACCAATAGACATCGCTCTGTTTTTCTTCATCGCGAAACGCCTTATGGAAACCCTTTTTAGCGTACTGCTCAAATGAGTACTCCACTGCTGGAGTTATCTCGCCTTCTAGTAC